GTTGAATATGGAACATAATTTAAAACTTTAGCATGAGAAACGGCAGAATCTCTCAATAAGGCTGTATCTAAAAACGCCTCATTGGCGACCATGTTTAGATAGTAAGCATTATAATGTGTGTTATATGCTAATATATCTAAAAGTATTGAAAGGCCTGAACCATCAAAATCATAATCTGTAAATGTGTTTTGTTGATTTAAAAAGCTCTTTAAATTGGTCTTGATGGTATCAAAATCAAGTTCCGTTATTCTTAAACGATCTGCCATTTTTATCTAATCCGTTGCAAGAAAAAGTTAATTGTTATTGGGTCAGCATTGTTGATAATGAAAAATTCCATTTCTACTTTAAATCCATTTTCATCAGGAGATGCTGATACTGTAATCTTTGAAATTCTAGCTCTAGGTTCAAAGTTTTCTATTGTTTCTTCTATTTCTCGTTCAATACGAGCCGCTGTGATTCCATCAACATTTTCAAATAATAACTTGCGAATATTACTACCTATTTCAGGCTGAAAAGGTCTTTCATAATGATTGGTTAAAACAAGATTTTTAACCGAGTTGATTACAGCATACTCATTGTTGTGAGTATTAATATCTTTTTTGACTGGATGAATATTGAAATTCAAATCCAAGTCTTTAAAAGTTCTTACGTTATCTATGTTTATTGTTGCCATGTCTTATTTATCTCATCCGCCAGCGAAAACATTAGGTGATCCTTCAGCAACCGATGTGCAACCTGATATTGCATCTCCAATTCGTCCGGAACCTAAACTATTGACAAAAACTGTCGTAGAGCCTATCGCAATTGGAGCTGCATGAGATGGACATGGAGCACCAGGTAATAAGTGTGTTGTGTTTACATCCGACTGTCTTGACCAAGGAATACTATTAACAAACACATTTGGACTACCAACGGCTCTGACCATTCCAGAACAGTGTGGTATATCAGCATCTCCAATTCTAGTTGCGGCTGGCATTTTTCTCTCTTTTCATTAATTCTTGTAATTTTTGATTCCATTCACCAATTTCATCATGTTGATGCTCTTCATGTGGTGGTTCAGGAATCTTTGGTTTAAATTTAATTAAATTATCAAATTGTTCAGGTATATCTTCATAATTAGAATATGTTTTCAATTCACCATTTAAAATAATAACAAATTCGTGCATTATGGATTCAAGTCAATTCGTGGTGCAACAAACTTCATATTACCACCAGATTCGACTGTGTATGTTCCACCAACTAATTCGTTATAATTTCCACCAACTCTGACTTCTACATTACCATCTACTTTCAAATACCCATCTTGTTGAACATAAATTTCAGCATCACCTTGAACAGTAATATTACACTTACCCATAATATAAACATTATCATCAGCCATTATAATCTGATAGTTATCTTTAGTAACTTTTTCTACTTTATCGCCATCTGGATACCATTCTTGAAATGAACCATTGCGATGAGCTTGATGTATTCTTTCTTTACCTGGCGTATCATCTATTTCAAACACATGACCCGATTCTGTTTGATTTACTCTATTATATGGATACTGTGCATCATATTTTGTTTCTGGTTCAGACCATGTTGAGTTAAATGTTGGTATACCATTAACTACATTATCTTTTCTTTCTTGTATAAAAGTTTTAGTGATAGTATCGCTATCATTTCTTGCTATACGAGATGTTGTTGGTTCATCTAACAATAAAGGATTTAAATTAGCTTGCGGTTCTTCCGTTATTGTTATTCCTGAACCATCTGTATTATATTGTTTAGAGTTTGGCGCTCTTGGTGCTTGTGCTAATTCTTCATCGGTTCTTGGATCATTAAACGCTTCTTGTCTATTAGCTGAAACTAATGGAATGCCAGGTAAAACACCTAACATCACAGGCTCTTGTGCATTTTCACCATCAACAAAGAAACCCATAACCATATCACCTTCTTTTGGTGTATATGTGTTAGATTCATTCACCGGAAACGATGGCATTGCCCAAGGCAAATCAGCTGTTGGTAATTGTTGTTTGTTATCTGAGTGCCAACCAACACACCTTACACGACATCGACCTAGTTTTAAGGGGTCTTTTCTATCTTCAACAAAACCAACCCACCATATGAATCCGTTTTTACCAGCAAAATCTTTTTTATCTATATTTTCCATATTAATAATCTAATACCGCTTCTGTTTGTATCGGGTTACTTTCCATCACAAATGGACTTCTATTTGAGCTTGATGCGACTTCAATAATTGTTTCGTGTCTATCAAATTTTATTATCTGTCTTGATGCTACTATTAAATAATTACCAGATAATGTTTCATCTTCTGCTGATTCATCTTTTGCTCGTGAACCAAAAGCCGGAGTTGTAACACCGACATTAAAGCCGGACATAAGTTGAAAATTACCAGGCATCACCAATCTTAACTTTTTGTTCATGAGATTTTTCATTATAGCGGTTCTTTGAAAAATAACATTTTCTGTATCTTGTGTTTTAGTAATCATATCTGGATCATTATTCTTAATGTAATTACTAAATCGTCTAGGTGTTCCAAATATACTTACCGCTTTTTTAGAATCAAACATCTGATCATTATATGCTTTATCTCTATTCTGAATTGATGTAAAATTTGGAGTTTTGTTTCCATGTTTCATCGATGTGTAATGATCACCATAACTTACATTTCTAAACGCATGTGATCTTGTGATAGGATCAAAACCAATAAATTTACCAGCATATACTCCTGAACGAGTATTTTCTAAAGTATCATTTTGAGATATAACTTCTAAATTTCTTGCACTTGATAGTTCATCAAATGAATCGTTATCTTCTTTATTTTTAATACTAAAATTTATATCTAATATAGTATCTTGTGTTAGTAGAGTTGATAAAGAAGCAAAATTAAATCCAACATTATTTTGAAAGAATACAAAGTTTGGTGAGTTCTCTTTATCAACAGCCCGCTTAGCGCACCATTCTATTGCTTCTAAAGGTCTTAAACTAGGTATAACAACTTTTCTTAATCCATTGGTTGTTTCATATAATCCACCTAAGTTGTTTTCTCTTACTTTTAAATAATTTAATAAGATCTTTTCAACCATATCAGAATAGGTTGTATTAAAACTTTGTGTCACTCGTTGTTGATCAGAAAAGATTTGCTCATCTGAAACAAAATGTAAAGTATATGATTCTGTATTTTGATTTTCGTTAGTTCTATCAGTTTGTTTATAAATTCTAAAAGATCTTTTATATTCAGCGATATCCGATCGATCATCTTTTGCTATGTTTATAAGAATACTTTCTGAACCATCAAAAAAAAGTCGGCTTGATAAACCAATAGAATCTATTATTATAATATTTCCAGTGATAACTGGCATAAAGAGTGAATCAAATATATTGATTTCACCAAACATTCCTGTAATATCAATTGGACCAGCTTTTGTGACTAAAGATAACTCTTTAACCTTAAACTGGCTAGCATTACTTACTGTTAAATCCATTATCTAATTACTCGTTTAAATTCTTTTTCAACTTCTGACACAAAATCTTTTTTAAGTAGTTTTATTTCTCTTTTAGCTTCATTCAATTCATTTTCATATGTGTAATATGTTTTTGTTTCAGTTGTGATGGTTTCTGTTATTGATGAACCATCCTGTAAAGTATAAGATGTTGATGATGTTCCAACATTTGCATATGTGTTAGCATCAACTTGAACCTTTTCTTCTATTTCATTACCATTAGAACCAGATCTTGTTATAACTTTATAATATGAATGAACATTATTAATGTCTTGTGCCCACTCTAACCCCGTTTGAACTGTTGTATTAGCTGCACCATTAGCTGTATATTTGTTATCTACATACTCTATAAAAGTAGGATATTGTAAGGGCCAGTCAAATTGTGGATCAATAATATCATTGAATAATAAAACTATCCAATGTCTTTCCGAATCTCCATAATATTTGTCAGCAATAATTTCTGGTGTATCAGAATCTTTTATTGAGTATTTGTAAAAAGCCGCTGAATTTTGCTTTAGTGCATCTTCAAATGAAAATCGTGTGATAATATTTGTTACAGTATTAACACCCGTTGAGTTTGTATTACTCGAATAAAATGTTTTTGGATAGTAATTAAAAAACTGTGCCATTAATTAATACCTCTTAAAGCCGTCTTCACGATCATCTCTAAAATCTTCTTTAGTGAGATATGTGGTTTCTTGGAATTGTAATGTTAAATTAATTGCTGTTGGCATACCTGTTCGACCACGAGAAGCTACTAATTCTCCAGGAACCTCATACGCTGAGAATCCATTTGGAGCATAATTTACATCAATTGTTGTTAATACACATGTGCCAATCGGAGGTATGTTTGGGTTTTGGCCGCCGCCATAATAAAATTTAATATCGAATTCAGAAGGTGGAATTAATAGACCGGTTTGTTTACCGTTTGCTAAATCTAATTCTGGCGCTTGATGAAATCTAAACCTTTCAATAATCTTTTGAACTTCCATTGCTTCTTTTTCATCTCTTGGATAAAATGTAAAATCAAATTGAAATGTTCTAAATGCAGGTGAGGTATATAAAAGTTCTAACATAGGATTAGAAACTGCACCTAAAGCTGCAAAAGCGCCAACTTGAGTTGTTGCTGTTCCTCCCGTAAGATTTGATATAATCTCTTTACCTTTTTGTGTAGCTATTCCTTTTAATTGGCTAAAATCAAAAGATCCTTCTCTAAATGATTGTCCCGCTTGGCCTGCTATTTGGCCAAACATTTCTTGACCAGGAGTTAAACCTTGATATTCTTGTGTATGAGTAAACATCAAAGTATCGGGCATATAAAGAGCTACAGCGTCTGTTGTAAGTATTGTATTTCTTGATGGATTTAATAAACTTTTATTTGTAATCTTTTTGATTGAGGTATCAATGACAGCTGATGTTGATTCTGAGTTGCCTCTAAAAACTTTTGATTGACCAAATATATTTCCTAAGCCACTTGATATTTTATCAGTTAACCCGCCAACCGATTTGCTTGCTAAATTTTTTAATTCAGATAAAGATGAACCTGTTGCTGAATTGATTTGGCCTAATCCACTATTAACTTTGTTTAATAGATCACCACCAAATTTTGTATTAGTGCTTGTTATATTTCCAGCATTTTTCTTAATTGGAATGTCATTTTCGTTAGCAACAGCGCCTTTATACTTTGTCTTTTGTTGTTCTCGAATATAAAAGACCATATAATGGCCTTTATCATAATTACCAACATCAATAGGATATCTAAATGTATTTTGCTCAAACTTGGTGCCTTCTAGTGCAGAAAGTGGACCAAATCCTTTTGTTTTATCTTTATTGAATGTTATGTCGCCGAAGCCAAATAATGACATGTTTTTATCCGATTAATATTGGTAATAGCATAAGTAGTATTTATGCCATATTCTGGAAAATATACACCTAAAAACCCAAGTAAATATAAGGGAGATCCTTATAATATTATTTATCGCTCAAATTGGGAACGTAGAGTGATGAAGTTTTTAGATGAAAATAAGAATTGTATTTGGTGGGCAAGTGAAGAAATGCCCATACCTTACCGTTCGCCTGTCGATAATAAGGTTCATCGTTACTTTCCAGACTTTATTGCAAGAATGAAACAAAAGAATGGCACAGAAAAGACTTTGATGTTAGAGGTCAAACCAGAGAAACAAACGAAATTACCTACACAAAAAAGAAGAACACAGACATTTCTTAGAGAAACTGTCGCATATGCTGTCAATCAGGAGAAGTGGCGAGCAGCCGATCTATTCTGTAAAGAACATGGTTGGGAATTCATGCTCATTACTGAAAAAGAGTTAGGCATTTGATATAAATAGATAAATGCCATATTTAATCGATAGAATCAAAGAATCTTTAGCGAAAGAAGGGTTAACACCACGAACTCG